TGGAGAGGTCTGTGTTTTCTTGCTATTCACATTTCCTCACTTGGGATGCAGATACTGGCATTCCTAAGTGTCGAGTCTAGTAAGCGCATCTACGACAGGCCCAGACATCACGGGTGCGATGTATCTCTGGTTCTTCACACGATTGTGGATCTTGCCCGTTTTGTCAGCCACACACCAATTGTCACAGTACTGGACAGTTGACTCAGCTAAACGCCCATAGACGTCGACAAGATCCTCATAGTTTATTTCGTATACCTGGTGAAGAAACTCAGATAATTCTGAGACCGGAATAACTGTTGCGCTCGCAATAGTAGACTTAACGGTTTCCACGCCACCCATTTCGGCAATTTTAGACTGCCTAATGTCGAAATGGGGTTGAGAAGATAATTTCTCTGCTGTGGATGCCAGGAGTTCAGCTACACCAGGCACGTGTCGATGCTCATACGCAGCGGACCAATACTTGCCCGCCATGTAATCTCTGTCGTTAACATTCGTGTTTCTATTAGCTCGAATGTTAATCTTTGACAACACGCGCCCGAATTGAGGGACGGGGAGAGTACCTAGAGAGGAGCGCACGTAGCGCTTGCGGTAGAAAGTAGCCATGTGCCTGCCTTTCTGCTGCACGACCTCTGCTTTCATGCCGGAATGGTCATAGACCCGCTCTATGGCCTTCTGGACTGTGGCAGGCTCACCAACCACATACCCTAGGTAATCATCCCCGCCGTGTATGTTTGTGCTACGCTCGATTTTTGCAATCTCAAGAGCGGATTGCATCAATGCCATATGCACGTACGAATTGCCGGTAGTGGTGGTCGTCTCGCCCGACCACCGCTGCCCGTCGACTGTGGCCGCAACACCATAGCGCGTCCACACTCTCACACTCGTCGTGCGTGCAAATTCTCTCACAAACCACACGGGGGCTCCCAGTTTTCGGTAGAACATCGCCTCATTCTTGCGAAATTCTTTCGACTGACTCCCGTCGTTATTCTTTGCGTCTGACTCAATCGGTTGACCCTCAGCAGCTTCCATGACCTCCCCGAGCTCGACCCCGGACACACCGCATGCGTAAATTGCGATGTTTCCAACGTTCAACGGGTTCGAGCGCGAGAAGACCTTCTTCATCCTATTGTTCAGCTCCATCACAATAGGGCCAGTCAAAGCGTTGTACATGTCGGTACCTTGGTACACAACGCGAGGCTGGGAAAGCCAGGGTTTGAGCAAGACTTCTTGTTTTGCGAACACATGTTTGGTCCCAAAATCACCAACCAATTCGTGGCTCGACATTGCAGCGAGGAGTCTCTCGGACTTCCCCGGTGCGCATTTAGAGAGGTACTCAGTGAGTAGCTCTTCATCCATGCGGATTTCAGGCATTGGTTCGAACTTGGCCATCAGGAGGTCGTGGCCACGCTTGAAATCCGCAATCATTTCCAAAGAAGGGGCATGATCGCACCTCTTCTTCATTGCATGCATTGTCGAAGCCGCATCATTGCTCGGCACAGTGATTGGCACATTGTCCATAATGGCACCTTTGGCGACACCTACGACGGCGGTGTCGTCACTTTTGCTGCGGGTGACATTAACGGTAGGTTTGATGTTCTCAAACTTCACCTCGTAATCATAGCTGGTATGAGCATTGGACTGCAGACCCGGCTCAACCACCTTGTTACGAGAGGAAGCGAACTTCTTCGCTTTCTCTTTGACTTCGCGAATAGCGACGGGAGTATTTCTCCCAAAACGGA